GCAAACAAGATCAGGGACTTTACAGCGGCATGGTGGGACGCTAAGACACACAGACCTGACGGTATCGTAGCGGGTGTAGACACATGGGATCATCTCATTAATGCTCGCAAGGTTAAATCTATACCGTATCCATGGGCAGGTCTAAATGACTTGACCAAAGGAGTCAGACCCTTTGAGCTAGTGACGATAACCTCAGGCAGTGGCATGGGCAAGTCTCAACTCGTAAAAGAGATTGAATACTTCCTGTTCAACTGCACAGAGGACAACATCGGTATACTGGCTTTGGAGGAATCTCTGTCCCGCACTACTTTGGGTTTAATGTCAATGGCAGCTAACAAGCCATTACATTTAGATGAGGACGCAGACACCGCCAGTTTCAAACCTTATTGGGAAAGCACGTTAGGATCTAATAGATTCTACTTGCTTGACCATTGGGGTTCAACTGGTGAGGAGACGTTAATGTCTCAGATAAGGTACTTGGCAAAGGCTATGGACTGCAAGTGGATCATCCTTGACCACCTGTCAATCGTAGTCTCAAGTCAGGAGAACGGTGACGAGCGTAAGAACATAGACGCAATTATGACTAAACTCAGGACTCTGGTTCAGGAGTTGGGCGTAGGTCTATTCTTAGTCAGTCACCTCAAACGTAGCGGTGGACAGGCCCATGAGGACGGAGGAAAGATATCTTTATCTGAACTCAGAGGGTCACAGTCCATCGCTCAATTATCTGACATTGTGTTGGGACTGGAGAGGGATCAACAGAACGACGATGAGGACGTTCGCAACACTACGACACTTCGCGTACTGAAGAACCGCTATACGGGCTTGACAGGCCCAGCGTGTTACTTGAAGTACGACAAAGTGACTGCACGTATGTTGGAGACACAAAAACCAGCGGAGGTTATAGGTGATTTCTAGTTATGACGACATTATAGAACGGGTTGTGACAACACCCATCATGACCACAGCGCATGAGAAGTCTATGGATATGGGTGTTTTGAAGACATCTTTTGGTAAAGGTACAGGAAATCTGGCAGGGTTTACAGGTGAAGGTTTAGTACATGAATACTTGCAGGAGCAGGGCTTGATGTGCGGCTGGACTAACACCTTTGACTATGATATGGTTCTTGAAGGTGATGTGACAATTGATGTAAAAACTAAGCGAACAGGTTTTACCCCAAAGCTAGACTACGAGTGTTCCATCACTGCTGCCAGTAAAAAACAAGCTTGCGATGTTTATGTATTTACTCGCGTCAAGAACGACATGAGCAAAGGTTGGATATTAGGTTTCTTACCTAAGCAAGAATATATGGACAAAGCGACTTTTATGGAGAAGGGTACAATTGACTCTTCTAATGGATGGAAGGTACAGGCAGACTGCTACAATGTACCGATAAACGAACTGAGGCCAATAAGTGAACTTATCAAAAAGCAAAACTCTGATACTTGACATTGAGACTGATGGGCTAAAACCCACTACTGTTTGGTGCTGCGCTACTAATCTGTTTGGTACTGTGTACGATGCTGAGACATTCAAAACACAGTTAGCTGAACATGCTGTAGAGAACATCGTAGCTCACAACGGCATTGGGTTTGACTATCCAGTTATGTCTAAGCTGTGGGGAGTTGACTGGTCAAGCTACAAGCTGTACGACACCTTAGTCCTGTCAAGACTGGCAGACCCATCCAGAGAAGCCGGTCACAGTCTACGCCAATGGGGTGAGCGTTTGGGCTTCCCCAAAGGTGAGCATGAGGACTGGTCAAAGCTAAGCTGTGAGATGGTTGCGTACTGTGAGCAGGACGTAGCCGTTACTGCCCGTGTTCTGGAGTGCCTTGAGGAAGAGCTTAAAGACTTCAGCGATGAGTCAATAACGCTTGAACATGACGTTCAGACAATCATTCAGAAGCAGATAAAGAACGGCTGGCTGATAGATGAGAAGCACACACATAATTTACTAGCACTATTGAAGGAGAAGAAATATGAGCTGGAAGAAGAGGTGCAGAAAACTTTTATGCCTCTTCCTGTATATGTTAAAGAAGTTACTCCAAAAGTTAAGAAGGACGGTACCTTTTCGGTGGTTGGCCTAAAGTTTCTGGGGGATCAGTCTGAGAATGTGGCTGGCAGGTTTTCTCGCATAGACTATCCCCCTTTCAATTTAGGATCAAGACAGCAGATAGGTAGATACCTACAGTGGTTTGGCTGGGAGCCTAAACAGTTCACTGAGAAGGGACATCCAATTGTAGATGAATCTGTATTGGGTACTGTAACGGACATACCTGAAGCAAAACTCATTGCTGAATACCTAATGATTCAGAAGCGTGTAGCACAAGTACAGAGCTGGCTGGACGCTGTTGAGGAGGACGGTAGGGTACATGGTTACGTAAACACTAACGGCGCTGTGACGGGCCGTATGACACACTCAAGCCCCAACATGGCTCAAGTACCTGCGGTGTACTCACCGTATGGTAATGAGTGCAGATCCTGTTGGTCTGCCCCTGAGGGCTACCAGATCGTAGGCTGTGATGCCAGTGGTCTTGAGTTACGTATGTTGGCACACTATATGAAGGATGAGGACTATACAAATGAAATTATCAACGGAGATATCCACACAGCAAATCAACGCCTTGCTGGACTTGAATCAAGAAATCAGGCAAAAACTTTCATCTATGCCCTACTATACGGAGCAGGAGATGAAAAGCTTGGAACAGTGGCTGGTGGAGGTAGAAAGGCTGGGAAGAAACTTAGAGAATCTTTCCTACATAATCTGCCATCATTCGCAGATCTTAAGGAAAGAGTTTCAGAAGCAGCAGAAAGAGGATACCTCAAAGGGCTTGACGGAAGAAAGCTCAAAGTCAGGTCAGAACATGCCGCTCTAAACACCCTACTACAGTCCGCTGGTGCTCTGGTGATGAAAAAAGCTTTGACTCTTCTGGATGACTATGCTACAATATGGGGTATAGACTACAAGTTCGTAGGTAACATTCATGATGAGATACAGGCTGAGGTTATCAACGAGCGTACAGAAACTTTTGGTAGATTAGCTGTGTCCTGTATACAAGCAGCAGGTCTTGAATGGAAACTAAACTGTCCTCTGGACGGAGAATATAAGGTAGGAGAGACATGGGCACAGACACACTAATCTTAAAAAATATTGAATGGGGATCTAATGATAGGGTGGGCGATAGTAGGTTTTTTGCTGAGTTTGACGATCATACGCTTATAGAATACATCCCAAAGGGGTTAATGTACGACGAGAAAAAAAGAACATTATGGATAGGAGTAAACCCAAATGAAGTAAACATAGCTTTTTTTCATGAAGATTTTGAGGAAGGCTTTAATAGCGATAACGAAACAGGTGTTTGGATGTCTTTAACTAAAGGTCATCTTAATTATAATACAGAAGTAGTCTCTAAACTATCTATACTTAATAAAGAGGAAGTATGAAAACTACAGACACACTAATAGACGACATCTATGGCTTGGTGTCTACCAAAGAGGCTGCTGAAGGGGTAGACATAGACAAAGAGATAGATAAGCTGGGCGAGTCAATCAAAGAGCTAATGAAGATTGAGTTCAAGAAGGACAGACCTAAGGATACCAGAAGGCTACGCCTATCCAGCATAGGCAGGACTGACAGGTATCTGTGGAATCAGTATCACGGTACTGAAGGTGAGGAATTGCAGCCTCACACCTTAGTAAAGTTCCTGTACGGGCATGTCATAGAGGAGTTGGTCTTATTCCTTGCCAGAGCCTCTGGTCATGAAGTCACCTGCGAACAGAAACGGTGTGAGGTTGAGGGAGTTGTAGGTCACATGGACTGCAAGATAGACGGTGTAGTGACGGACGTTAAGTCCGCAAGCACCTTTGCCTTCAAGAAGTTTAAGGATCGTAGAGTACCTGAGGACGATGCTTTTGGATACGTAGACCAGATCAAAGCCTATGCACACTCAGAGGGTGAGCGTAAGATAGCATGGCTGGCTATGGATAAAGCCAACGGTCACTTGACATTCTGTGAGCATGACTTAGACGATGAGTCTGACCCAATGCATGAACACTTGAAAAGTGATATCGTTGAGCGAGTCAAGCACGTTAAGAAGATGGTTAAGCGTGTTGAACCTAAAGAGTATTGCTACGAAGATGTACCGGACGGTAAGTCTGGAAACAGGAAGCTTGCCACTGGTTGTTCTTACTGTCAATTCAGAGACAAGTGCTACCCAGATTTACGTACTTTTATCTATGCAAATGGGCCTAAGTATCTGACAAAGGTTGTTAGAGAACCCTTTGTTCGGAGATACCGGATGGCTTCTAAAAAGACAAGGTACGGTATGTACAGGTCAGGGCTTGAGAAGAAGTTCGCTGAGACATTACCGAGAAAGTTCATGAAGTATGAGCCGTATGACGTACCCTACGTAACCCACAGGAACTACAAACCTGACTTTGTGTACAAAGACTGGTTGTTGGTTGAGTGTAAGGGGTTCTTCAGAGAAGGTGACACACTTAAATATAAATCAATACGGGACTGTCTGGAGGAGGATCAAGAGTTGGTCTTTGTCCTGTCAGACCCAAACAAGAAAGTGAGGAAAGGAGCTAAGATGACAATGGGTAAATGGTGTGATAAAGAAGGATTCAAGCACTATACCATCGCTACTACACAAGAGTTGATTGACTATGCCAATGCTAATTGACGAGCTTAGAGAACGTATCCTACAGGAGTACGACGTAGACCTGCTTTGTGAAGTCTTAGATATAAGCGCAGAGGACATCTTAGATGCCTTTGAAAACAGAGTAATAAATAAACTTGAAGTTTTTGAGGAGTTGGCGATTGAAGAGGAGGACGAAGATGTCTATTGACTTAGCGACTAAAGAGGAATGGGATTCAATTTTAGTGAACAAACCTCCGCATTACAATCAAGGGGGCATGGAGGCCATTGACTACATTAAGCAGCAGTTAGGAGAAGGTATCGTTGACTACTGTGAAGGTAATGTGCTAAAGTACCTACACCGTTGGCGCTACAAGAATGGCTTACAAGACTTGCAGAAGGCTCAGTGGTACTTAAACAAAATGGTTGAAGAACAGGCAGGGGTAGAATGAAAGTAATTGAAGGAAACTTTGGTGAAAAGACAAGTACAGATAAAGTCCCTGTGCCCGTTGTCTTTGAAACTTTAACTCAGAANGAAAACTTAGAGGACTACAGGGACGCTTTCTGCATCGCTAAATCAGANGAGTACATTGTTATCTCTACCAATATGGACACATTGGAATTGTACTTCTTGCTGGATCAATTAAAACTATCGCTAATAACTGGAGGGGAGTACGAACTCTGATGAATAAGTCTTTTAGAAGCAGACCTGTTTTTTCCAATAAAAAAAGACCGCTAGGTCACATGAAGTTGCTTAAAGCCTTAGAACAAGTAAAAGAAATAGACCCTGAAAAAAACTGCTTGTGGGAAGAAAAAAACTCCTATACGTTATTTAGTGACTATGTTTTTGCTAGGACTAAAACAAGA